GGCAGTCATATAGACCCACCGCAGTTCACCCGTCGCGCCGCGTAGTGTCATTGCTATATTAGACGCGCGTGACCGCGCCCGTGAACGTCAGTTCCGCGCCAAACGACACCGGGCCGCCCACGCTGTCATCGACCTTGACCGACTTCGGCCACACAAGGCCGTAGAAGTACTTCGCCACGCCAGCCCCAGCCGGATACAGGTAGCAGGCCACCGCCCCGCCAGACTGCGACTGATCGAAGGCGTCGAACGGGATGTCAACATCATCCGCCCAATAGCCCGACAGCGACGCCGTGGCGCTCTTCGTGCCGAGAACCGACGACTTGAACGTGTCGCCCAGACTGGTCACGTCTGCCAAATCCGTGTCGATGTTGATCGACCACTGTGTGAGATTCACAACCGCCGCCGCCGATCCTCCGTTGGCCGCCGCCAGATACGCCTGCCCATTTCGTCCGTGATACTTCGCCATTACGCGCTCCTGAGTTTCGGTGACCGTTGCCACCGGTGAATATTCGCCATCATCGTGGACACCCGCGCGGTCCACGTCTCGCTCGTCACAGCCTTGCGGGCCTCGCGCGCACACTGCGCCCGGCGTCCCTCATCGGCTAACAACGCGCGGATTACTGCTTCGGCCTCCGCCGGCGTGATGAACTGCGGCACTGACGGCCCGAACCGCTCGCCCACTTCAGCCCGCACATCGGAGATCAAACACGCGCCCGCTGCAGCCATTTCATAGCATCGGGGATTTAGGCTTTCGGGCGTTTGTCCGGGTGCCGCCCGAAAGAGATTCATCACGATGCGCGACCGTTGCGCCAGTGCCACCAGATCCGCATTCGGCACGAGACCACCGCGCACGAATGGCCGCAACGGCGACCGCTTCGAGAGTAATTCCGTCGTGCCGTAGATGGCGAGATTGATAGCGGACCAATTGATCTGTTCCATCCATGCGATCCGCTCCTCAAACAACGATCCGCAGAACAGCACATCAGATTCGACGTCGCCAGTAGTCACGCGATCATGCACGCCGCTCCGATAGGCATGCGGCAGATATCCCGCACACCGATTGACGGCTGCAAACGCTGGTACACATGCGCGCTCGTTGGTCCACACGCCATCAACCATCGACGCAATCCGCAATTCATCATCGAGGTCGTATGGGCTTTCCGTGCAGAGTAGCCACACGCGGAGGCCCGCACGTCGCGCCAGTTCCAGCCGATCTGGCATGATGAACATGGCCGAGACGACAATCAGATCCGTGCAGCGCCGCTCTAATGCTCGCTCGATGAGGCCCTGCGAGGCCTGATACAGCACGTCGCCGGTCGTTGGCTTCGGCCATGCCGTACCGGGCTGCTGCTTACGTTGACGCCGCCATAGAAAGTGCAGAAAGTCGTGCGTGCGTTCGATGCGTCCATCGAGACGGAACTCCGCAAACGGAATCCCGTTTGCCCGCAGCCCGTCGAGGACGCCCATATGCACATCGTGCGTCGCCCAACTTGCGCCCGGATGTACGACCAGCACCTTCATGCTGCCTCGGCGAAGACGAGATACAACCCGCCGCGATGTTGCCAGCGGCGATCACTTTCGTCGTCGAGTTCGACATACCGCACTCGTTCGGATCGCTGCACGAGGAGCGACCGATACCCTGTGACGGTCAACGTCGCATCCTGCAACAACGTATGTATTCGGTCAGCCGCGTTCTGCGCTGACACGCCGCTCGTGTTCGCATCAACGGCCTTGACCAGATACGTGATCTCCTCATAGGCCTGTGCGCGCAAACTATAGGCGTCGCCGTGGGACATCTGCGTAATGACCACAAACGGCGTTGCAATGCCCTGTGGAGCCATGTCCCAATAGACGCCGCCCGGGGCCAGCGTGGTCAGCGTGGCATCGCCGGAGAGCTTGGAGACGAGCGCCGCATCAAGCGCCGACGTGCTAGGCATCGCGCACCCCTAGGCCCTGCCGCTTGACCAGTTCGATCAGCGTCTCGCGCATCGTGACCCGCGCGCGTCGTGCCGCCGGCACGAGAGTCGGCTTTGCCGGAGCCGCGCCAGTAGAACCGCGCCTCCCCTTGCGCTTGCGAACCTGCGTGCCAAACTCGAATGATGCCGCATACGGCAGGTCCACGATGACGCGCGCGCGAGCCATGCCCGGATCATGCGCAATATCCACGCGCACATGATCTGACAGCGCCTTGCTGTCTCCTGTGCGCACGTGTGCGTATTCGGTGCGCACCTGTGACGCCACGCGATCCGCCGCATCTTCAACAACGCGACGCGCCTGCCGTTCAAGATCTGCCGGCAGTTCAGTTAACGCGCGCTTCAATTCCTCGAAGCCCTGCAGCGTCACGCGAGCACCTCCTCGCAAGACACGCGCATCCATTGATCGCGCTCGTCCATGTTCTGCCAGCCACGCACGGCAAACGCGCGCGACTCGAAGACGAAGCGTGAGCGGATGGTGAGGCCAGCGTGATACCGCAGAGTGACCAGATGCGTGATGATGCCCTCGACGCTATTGCCGGCCATGCGTTCGAGTTTAGCCGGTGTCGCCGGTTCGATATTGGCCCAGACGGGAGACGGGCTCGACGCCGCCCACGTCTCCGTAAAGCCGCCCTGCCCGTCTGCCGCGCGCGTTGGATTCTCCACGGCGACTTGATGCCGCAGCGATCCAATCTGGGGCATTAGACGGCCTCCACGAGCCGATACGGGCCGAGCAGTCGCTCAACCGTCGTTTGTGTCTTACCGGAAATGGTCCCGACGATGGTTTCCTGCCGCTGTTCGTAGAGATCCCCGAGCAGCAGATACAGCGCCGAGACAATGCCCGGAGGCACGCTGGCCGCGTTGCCATAGCCGCACACCGTCCGCACGATGACAGGATGCGTCACGGTTGTATCGGTCGACGGCTCGGACATCAGCGCGGTCGTTTCGAGATATCCACGCCCGGCCGTTGGGCCGCTTGCCGTGCGCACGGCGTAGTAAGACGTGTTGAGCGTCTGCGTCGTGCCGTCCGCGTCGATGTAGGTAACGCCTGAGACGGACTGCACAGGCGCTTTGGACAACACGAGCGGATCGCGATACTGCGGGAATGCCGCGAACCGCTGATCCCACGTCTGCGTAATGAGCGCCCGCCGCGTATAGCTTTCGATCCAGACTCGCGCCGACGTAATGAATCCGCCGATCAGCGCATCCTCAGATGTCGTACTCACGCGAAGATAGAGCTTCGCCTCTGTGGTCGTGATCGGTTCAACGGCCGGAGCCGAAACCAGCGTCAGCAGTGGCTGCTCAGTCATGCTTGTGCGGCGCGACGCTTGCGACGTGGGGCCATCGACAACGCCGCGACGTGTGGCGGGCGATGCCGATCCGTGACATAGACGGCCCGACCTTCCGCGACCAACGCCGCTTCGAGTCCGTCCGGCAACTGATAGTGCTGCCCGGCGTGCAGGATACCAAGATCCAACAGCGTGAGATTGACGTTCAGTTGCACCATGATGACGTGAACGGACGACTGATCACGAGGATCAGCCGCCCGCCTCCGTATGTGTTACGCCGCAAACGTGTGATCGTCGGTCGGAGCCACGCCCGGCAGTCCCTGTACCGCGACGGCCGAAAACGCCGCCGACGCCGTGCCGGTTTCCGTGAGCACCAGCCGCACGTACCGCTTGCCACCGCCATACCCCATCATGCCGATGTAGTTGCTCTGCGCCGTCGCGTCATTGATGACGAGATTCGACCCGAGCAGGCCAGTCGCCGCCGTCACGGTTGCGCCGTCGGTCAGGCCGGAATCGTCACCGGCCTCCAGCGTAAACGTGAAGTAATTGCTGCTGTCGGCCGTGGCAACCGTGGCAAGCTGCACAACGAACGTGATGGCATCAAAACCCTTCGTGTCGATGATCTCGCCGTTTGCCGTTGCCGTGCGTGATGCATAGGCAAACGCCTTGCTCACCTTCGTCTGATTCATCTGATCGCGCATGTCTGGTGCCTCCTCTTAGGCGAACTTCAGGAACTTGATCGCGTCGAAGTCCACCGCGTCGCCACCGACACGCCGCACGGCGTGGAAGGTCACCAGCGGATTGTTCGAGTACGGATCACGGAGAATCGACAGGCCCATGCGGTCGACGATCATGTAGCCCGCACGGAAGTCACCGAAGGCCACCGACAGGCTGTTGGCCGCGATGGTCGGCATGTCCTCGGCCTCGATGACCGGGTAGCCAAGGAGCGTGGCCGGCGTACCGGGCTGCACGCTTGGCGACCACACGTAATCTCCGCCGCTCGTCTTCAGCGTGCGCAGCGTGCCGAGCGTCGCCTTGCTCATCATGAACACGGCGTTCGCTCGGTAACCCGCCTTGAGCTTGTACGCGAGGTCGGTCAGCTTGTCGGTGCCGTTCGCGTTCGTGCCGAATCCGCCAGACGTACCAGTCGCCACGTGCTCGAACACGCCCCACGCACGCGAACCGTCAGCAGTCGCCGCCGTGCTGTAGGTCGTGATCCCACGCGGACGGCCGCTGCCGGACCCGGTGATAAACGCCGTCGATTCGGACAGGCTGAAGTCGCGCGCGATCTTCTCGCTCAGCCACATCTCGACGTTGTACGCCGCGTCGTCCAGCAGGTTCGGCCCGATGCGCGGCGAAGACCGCTGATTGTGAACCGGGATCCGGTACTGCTTCAGCGTGGGCGTGGTCGGATCGCTGGAGGAGGTCACCTCGTCCACCCACTCGACCTCAAGCTGGCCGTAGTCAACGACGCCCTGAATGGCGTTCCCGGCGATGGTCACGACGTTCGCCACCTGACGCATAGGCGAGCCGTCGAACAGCCGCTGCACGATTGGACCGACGACGGAATCCGGCACGAGGTAGCCGCCGTTTTCGTTGTCGCTGATCTTCATGCCCTTGACGGCTTCGATGCGCGACGTGTCGCCCTTGCGGATGAACGACAGGAACGCTTCCTTGTGCTCGTCCGTCTCCGCGACGCTGGCCGACGCGCTCCGCGCCATCTTGGCCTCGATGGCCTTCTGCTGCTCGGCAACGTTCTGCAGCACGCCGTCGATCTTGGCGAGCTTCACATCTACGTCCGACGTGCTGGCCTTCTCTTCAATCGCACGCAGACGGGCGTCGTTGGCAGTCTTAAACTCCTCCCACGCCTTCGCCTGCTTTTCCCACAGTTCCTTGTGTTCCATGATCTCTGTCCCCTTGTTGATGCGTCAGACTACGCAGACAACCGCGCAGCCACCGACTGAACCCACGATGCCTCGTCGTCCTCGGGCGCTTCATCCCGAAGCGACCTGAACCCACGCGCCGCAATGGCCTTCGCCTGCACGGCCGAGAACCCGCCTGCATCCCGCAGGAATCGCTCGAACTCGCGCACGGTCATTGCCGGCCCGGAAAACTTCACCTGTTCCACCCGCGCTTCCGCATTGGCGGGAAACGTCACCGGGCTGATTTCCCACAGATTGACGGCCACCAATTCACGCACGTTGTCGGCACGATTGATTCGGTCCTCGGCGACCGAATATCCAATCGACAGCCCGCTCAACGCGCCCATCTTCAGCAGGCTGTAGGCCTCCCGGCCTAACTGTGTATCCGCCAATTCGCCAGTGACGAGCAGCCCCTTATCGTCTTCGCGCAGCGTCTGCCACACGCCGATGGGTTGTGACGGATTGTGCTGCCAGAGCATCGCCGGAAGCCGGCCCTTCGCCGTGGCCTCCTGCAAACTGCTAGCGAACGCGCCCGGCAACACGCGATCACCGTAGGCGTCGACCTCGTAGAACACGGAGGCATAGCCGGTAAACCGCCCAACAGGAGCTTCATCGAGCGCCTTAAATTCGCACGACACGGCTGATCGCCGCATGGCCTGTGACATAATGCTTACTCCTGCCCGCCTCCGCTCACGTCGACCATGTTGAGCGGTTCCAGATAACGATCTCCGCCGTCAATCGGATTCATGTTCTCAAATGAGCGGATATCGTTGACGCTCAGAAATCCCGCCTGCCGACCAATTTGATAGGCAAGGTATCGACTCTGTGTATCACCACGCATCAGCCCGTCGAGCGTGAACTCGACAAACACGGATTTCCGGTCGGCCGGCGTCACGACTTTTTTCCACAGGGCCTGCTCGATGCGCACGCACCACGGCCGCACGCAATGCGTCACGAACTCGATGCTCTGTTGCTCGATATTGCTGTAGCTGCTGGCAGACAGATCACCGATCAGATGCGGAGGCACTCGATAAATCGACGCGATTTCCTGACGCTGCAGGCGACGTGTGTCGAGGAACTGCAGATCTTCGGCTGTCATCTGCACCTTCTCGACGGACATTCCCTCTTCCAGCACGGCCGTGCGGCCAGCGTTGCGAGGCCCGCCAAACATTGATTGCCAGCTTTTACGCAGACGCTGTGCCGCTTCTTCGTCGAGCGTTCCCGGATGCCTCAGGACCATGCCGGGCGTCGCGTCGTTTTCCAACACGCGCCGCCCATATTCCTGCGCGGCTTTCGATGAGTTAAACGCATCCGATGCGTCACGTAGCACGCTCCGCCCCATGACACCATCAGTCGAGAGGCCCCTCACGTGCAGCATGTCGCTAGGCGCGATCAGTTCCGGGCGTCCATCAATCCGGATTTCATAACCGAGAATTGCGCCGTTGCTCGTCTTTACGTCGACCTGATCCGGCGTGATCGGAATCAATTCCGAGACGGTATTTCCGCGCCGCACGATCCGCGAGTAGGCATTACCACGGAGTAGCAGATGGGCCAGCATCTGCTCGCGCCATTCGAGTGACGTTTGTTCGGTGTTGGGACTGATACGCAGCAGTTCGTACAGCGGATGATTCTCCGCCCGCTGCTTCCCGCCATTGGGCAATCGCGTATAAGTGATGAGCGGCAGTGATGCGACGGTCTCCGAAATGACCCTCACGCACGCATAGACCGCCGCCACGCGTAACGCGCCATCTTCGGTGCTGGCGCTTTGCGTTTGGCCTTGTCCCATCAGTTCGGGCAGGAACCAACTACGCACCTCGCGCGGTGCGATCCAATTTGTGAGTCGTGTCAGGACGCTCATCGTATGAGCGCACCATCACGGCGAGACAGCGCAGGCCGAATGCGGGAGAGAGGAGCCGTACGCGATATGCGGATCTTGGCTCGATGCCCCGATACCGGGGCGTGCGCGTCGACGCTGCGCTGTCTCGCGGTGATGATGCGCAGTGACACGATGCGCGAGACGGGCCTCGCGCGGAAGGGATTACTTGGACGTGTGGCCTACTCTGTCACGGTCTGTCGTCGTGTGTCGTACTGGTAATCCGGGTCGACGTCTTCGTGTCGCACCAACAGACGGCGCGCAGCCGGTGATGGTCTCGTGACACGCACCGCGCCCTTATCAATCCACCGATGGATCGTGCGGTCTGATACCTTCGCCACTCGCGCCGCTTGCCTCACTGAAATCCATTTTTCCACGGTGCCGCTCCTGTTTACCATGCCAGCAAACCACGCGTCGCATACACTGACGCCTTGCCGCCGTTTGACACAAGTCCTCGTGCGAGCGCTGTCACCGTGGCGACAATTCCATCGATCCGCTCACGGGCTTTCTTCTTCGAGGGTTTCATATTACCAGCCGCATCAATTTCCACGGCCAGATTATCGGCCATCCAATCGAGGACCGGATGGCTCGGATGCCGGAGCGTGCCGCCTTCGATCATGGTCAAGAATCGCTTCGTCGGTTCGGCCAGCGACGCGAACCCCTGCCTGATCGGCACCATCGTGATGCCCTCCTCTTCAAGTTGCGTCGCCGTCTCAATGGCTGACCACGGGTCATATCCAATTTCGGCCACGCGCCAGACCTCGCAGAGATCCTGAATCGCGGCTCGGATGAACCGATGATCGATCACGTTGCCCGGCGTGACGTGGACTGATCCGTCCTGCGACCATACGTCATACGGCACTCGGTCCCGGCTGGACCGCTCACGGATGCGGTCCTCAGGAATCCAGAAATGCGGTTGAATGTAACAGACGCCATCGACCATCCAGACCAGCACGAACGCCGAGATGTCGGTGGTCGTCGAGAGGTCAAGCCCGCCGTAACACGGGACCGTTTTCAGCGCCGCCCAGTCAATCTCGCAGCCGCACGCGCGCCACTTTTCAAGGCTGATCACGCGATCTTCCTGCTGCACGAGTTGCCCCAAATGCAGCCGGCGAAAGTCGTTCTGATACAGGGGCATCGCGCGGGCCTTCCGGCATTCGGCCGCAATGAAATCAGGTTTAACGCTCACGCCCCAATTCGGATTAGCTTTCCGCCACGTCGCCTCATCTGTCCAATCATCCTCGGCATCCGCGCCAGCGATTAGCCCAAACCACGTCTCGTCTGCGTGGATGCCATCGAGGACACGGCTCGTGTATTCTCGATGCTCCCACCACGGCCCGGTACGACTCACGCCGGCTGTCGTAATTTCGAGGAGCAACGGCTGTCGACGCGTGCCCATACTCGTGAGCATGACGTTGATCAGCGCCGAGGTTTGATGCGCGTGGACCTCATCCGCGATGACGCATTGCGCTCTGAGACCGTCGAGCGTGTTCGCGTCTGCCCCGAGCGGTAGGAACTTTGATGCTGACGCCCGACTGTGCAGGTTGTGTTCTCGCGTCGTGATGCGCTTTCGCAGTGAGGACGACGCCGAGACCATTCGCTTTGCCGCGTCGAACACAATGCGCGCCTGTTCGCGCTTCGTGGCGATGGCGTAGGTTTCCGCGCCCGGTTCGCCGTCGAAGAACGTCAGCCACAACGCCAGACCGGCCGCCATCGTCGATTTTGAATTGCCGCGCGGCAGTTCGACAAACGCCGTGCGGAACCGCCGATGTCCATCATCGCGTCGCCACGACATCAGCGCCGACAGGATGAACACCTGCCACGGTTCCAGCCTGAGCGGTTGATTCGCCCACTCGCCCTTCGTATGCGTGAGGACGGTCTCGAAGAATTGGACGACCTGCTCGCCTCGCCACGGTTCCCACACGTACCCGCGTAATTGATCAAGGTCGCGTAGATGCCGCGCGCACGCGAGCCGATGATAGCGTCCCGATTGGATACGCCCGGCGACGACCTCTTCGGCGTAGTGTGTAGCCGTGTCCGTCACGCACGCCCGCCCGGAAACACGAGCAGCTTGTCGAGCGGGTCTTCATCCTGTGCCAGCGTCTCGGCCGAGACCTTCGCTTGCGACATCGGCGTCAGGCCAAACTCTCCGAGGAAACGCGCGACTTGATACGCCAGTTTCTCGATGCGGGCCACGAGCGGATTCGGCCGCACGCGCCTATGCTCCCCGATGGTCTCTACAATCAACGGCTGGTAATTCATCGACCGGAATTGCTCTCGCGCCCGTTCGAGGTCAGCCCATGCGGTACACAGGATCGTGAGCATCTCGCCATGCGCATCCGTCAGCACGCCGGACGTCGACAGCCTCGCGGACAGTTGATCCCACTTCGCGCGGGCCGCGACGTCGTCCGCAATCATGGGCGGCATCGCCGGCACGCCGGGACTGTAGACCGGCTCGGCGCGATGGTGCGGCCGCGTGCGCGAGCCTTCGAGTTCTCGAATGGCTCGTGGCTTCCGTCGCCGGCCTGAACGTGACGTGCCGGCCATCAGCGCCGCCGCCGTGCCCGGCTCTTGCGCTTCGCCGTCGGGCGCTCTGGGTAATGCTCACCGAGGCCCCAACGGTCGACCAGCGCCTCACCGAGGTCCGAATACGACTTGCCCGTTCGCGCTCGCGCATCTGTCAGCAGCGTATGCGCGTGATCCGTCATGCGGATCGACATTACCGTTCCGGATAGCTTGTGCCGGTAGACCACGCCGTCCACGTCGAACGACAGGTCGTGCGCGTGCCGGAGCGCCAGATGCGTCATGATGTCGGACCGGCTCAGTCCCGTCGACCTTTGCAAGCGGTCAAGGATTCGGTGCCCGTCTAGCGTCATCATCATAACGGCCACGGATAGCTTGTCCGAATATGCGGCTTTCCGTCCTGCCCCTTCGCGCCATCCGCCTCGCGCCCGTGATCTTGTGCCGCTACTCATCGTCGCATTCTGAATCTAAGCACGCGATCCGTCAACCTCTCCGCCATTCGTGCGGCGTGCTGCTCGTCGTAGGCGGCGCATGCGTGCGCGTAGGCCTCGGCTAGATCCGGGCAGCCGACAGCGTGCCAGTCCGCCTCCGTTGGACGCACGGATACTGCCGCATCAAGTTGCTCGACAGTAGCCGGCGTCCAGCAGATGTCAGCCTCCTGCCGCCACAGCCAAATCCGCAACCGGTCATGCACGCGCTCGCGCGCTGGTCGTGCGTCATATACGTTTCGCATCATGACCCCCTTATGCCTCGAAGTCGTCGAACGTCAGCGACAGCACGGCCGGCCGACCGTCACGCGTGTCGAACTGCCCGAGTTCGTAGCTGATAGACTCGCCGGCCTCAGCGCGCTCCTCCGCGACGCGTTCGATGTCCGAGTACAGGTAGGCATCGCGCAGCTTGACCCGCTCGACGCGGCGCAGCCACTGGCTGATCTTCTGTTCGGCTTCGTGTGTCAGTCTCATGGTCGTCTCTCCTCGGTCGTCAATCGACCGTGAAAATAGTATATTC